CGGCCAACATCAACTTGAACGCCCTTCATTTGCTGAAGGATTAAGTTGTTGTAAGCCATTTGCTGACGAAGTTCTAGTTGACCTGCCTGATCTAGCTCACCTCTTTTTAGCTTTGTAAAAAGGTTATCTAAAATATCTGCGCTTGACCTAGCTAACTCGACAACCCCACCAACATTTTGAGCCAACTGCGAATCACCAATCTTTGACTCCAGCGGCAACCCTTGCAAAATTCTAGTAGCAATGTTTTCATGCACACCAGCGTTAATCATTTCGTTACGGATTTCAAGAACAGTCATCGTCGGACGGTTCGTGGTCGCATTTTCCGCAGACGCTCTAACAGTGGCAGCAAACTCATCATTGTCATAAACCATTGTGTTTATGGGAGTTTCTTTTGTCGTGCCACGAGAAGTGCCTTCAGCCAACATCCTTTCTCGCTCTGCCGCCACCTTGTTCATTTGATCCAATGGCACAGGGGCAATGTTCGGCTTTGTCGCCGCAGGCGCAGCGTTAGGATTAACAGCCTTTGGGGCAGGGGCTACTGGTGGCGGATCAGGAATAATCTTTGGTTCTTGCTTAATCCGAACACCCTTTTTAGTCAACGGCTCTAACGCTTCGGTTACAGTTAAGCCATCAATCTTTTGCACACCCTTTTTAAAAAGCTTGCTACCCAACCCGGCAGTTTGCTCGTACTCAGGGAACTCAAGCCCCATCTGCATAGGAGCTTCAACTTGCTCTTGTACCGCAGCCTCAGTATCAAATATGGGCGCAGGAGACAACTCGGCTGATTGAGCCATCTCTGATATCTTTCCGCCGATGTCTTTATTGATAGCCATTATTTCTGCCCTTCATCACCAGTAAGTGCTGCTCCAGCCGCCGTTACCGCTGCCGCGCCTTTTGCAACTCGTTTTCTTTGTTGTGACTGTTCACGTTGTTGCTTAACACGACGAGCAGAAGAAGATACGTTTATAGGTTCAGCCAACAAATCCGATTCTAGTTCGCCCTTGCCTTTTGAGATTGCTTTTAATCCACGCAATACTTGGGAATCAGATTGAACTCCAAATGCGCCTTTTGCTTTTTCAGTAAATTCACCAAGCCAAACCTTGGCTTTAGCAATCCAAGAACCAGCCTCATATCTGGAATTCATGATCCTAGTTGCATTAACTGCCCAAAACTCTGATGGGTTTACAAACTGATAATGCGCGTCGTAATTTAATGTGCCGTTTCTAAATCCTTCAAAAATAGTCTTTTGCGCTTTTTTATCCCCAGCAATCGCTTTGGGTATTTCCTTTAAATATAATTGAACTTTAGGATCGGCTTTCTGGTAGGTCGCCAAATATGATCTTGTCCATTCATCAGTAATTCCATTTTGTACTTCGATTGGCATCATTTGCTCAGTATGGTGCAATATCTCATGGACACCAGTTGCATCGTTTGCCTTATCCGCAAATATAGTTGCTACACGATCCCATGAGGCATAACCACCAGCCGTACCTTTTTCACCCGTCCCTTTTATTGATATCCCTAGCTCATTACCAAACTGAGGGTTGTTATCTAAAAGCCATTTGGCGAATCTAACTATTGGCTCTCTAAGCTTGACTTGTGCATTAGGATTAAGAGCGCCAAGCAGTCTACGAGTTACTTCATCAGCACCACGAACTTTATCTGCATCACTTACCTTTTCAGGCTTTTTCTGCATAGCTTCATTAAGAAGCTTGGTATTCTCAATATATGTTTGTTCGTCAATGCGCCCTGACTCTAACTTAGTTACTAAAGTATTCAACCTACGTTTTGGCTGAATGTCTTGAACCATTACACCAGAATAAACTTTAACAGGGTCGGTAATGTAATTCGTCAGGCCAGTTCTAGCAGCATAAGTTTCAAACATTTCTCCAGCAGCAGGGGCAAGAGTTGTCCCAATCTTTTTAGCCGCCTTGGACGCTAATTTAACACCGGGGATTGCTTCGGCTCCTTGCAATATCCCTATGCCATACTCGGCTGCGGCTCTGCCATATTCGCCTCGGTCAACTGACTCACGCGCTTTGCCAGCAGAAATACCAGATTCTTGAACAGCCATAGGAATAACTGCCGGAGTAAAGTCGGTCAACCCAACGCCCAATGGAACACCAGAGCTTTCTCCACCAAAGATAGTTTCTGCCAGCTTTCTGGCTTTGGCATTGTCTATGCCGAGGTTTTGGATTAACGCCTGCTGAGTACGATATGCCAGTTCTTCGCGCAAAGTTCTATCCTGCGGAATAATCTGACCAGTAACACCAGTCTGCTGATCCTCTTGCATCCGACGCATTGTGGTCTGGGTTTCTGTTTCCAGCGGCATATTCTGCGCTGCCCGATTAACCTGCTCAAAAGACGGCCCAGCAGCCAATTGCATCCCATCCATGCTGCGCGACTCTTCCATACTCTGCTGGAGTTCGTTATAGTCAGGGACGTTTGGGTCTTCCCTGTACATATGATAGTCGTTGTAAAATCTGAAATCGTCTTCCATCATCTTCTCCCAGCATCACGCTGTTTCCTCGCTATCGACTCTTGCTGGTCAATGAGGTCTTGAATATTTATACGATCAGTCTTAGTTAAATCATTGGGATTGGTAATGCCGCGAATCCTCATTACTTCTCTAGTAATCTTATCAATATAATTCTGGTCAACTTTGAAGCTGTCACCGGGCTTAAATGTTGGAGTAATTTCCATAAGCCTTGGGCTTTTTTTTATTTCATTCTCTGAAAACCTTATACCGCTAGGGCCAAAGTCATTATTAAGACTTTCTTTTTGCTGGTTTATAAGTTTTAGAGTTTTGTCTGAAATTGCTTTGCTCTTAACAATTTCTCTAGCGTCATCTGTTGTAGGAGTGCGATATTGTTTTTCGCCTGCGTCATCAATGAAATAGCCATTCTTTCTATGCTGCTCCAATAAATCTTTGTAACTTTTTTCTGCAAGTTGTGAGCCTTTAAGCTCATTTGCCGAGTTTATCGAAGGACTTTTTGCGTCAAAAACACCAGCATAATCTTTCCCAGCCTTTGAGAACGACGCTTCCTTCGCTTGTATTCTCGCAATGAGATCGCTCTCAAGCTGTTTTTTGTCGCTAAATGAAATAACCAAACCCTTTGTCGCTTGATAAAGCTGAACAGGATCTGTAATTTCATCCTTTTGAATTCGTCCAGAAACATTAAAGTATTGCTGCTCGTTAGTTTTTATTTCAACTTCTGGCAAGTCTTCGGTAAGCAACCTTATAAAATCGCTTGGCAGATCAGCCGTGCTAAGTTTTGCTGCGTTAAGTCTATTCTTTAACGTAGCCATATCATTTTTAGGTATTTTTTTTGTCCGCAAATCAAATTCAATTTCAGCTAAATCTTTTAATCTTTGCAATTCCTTCGCATCTTTTGGCAAGTATTTTTCAGCAATAGCAATGGCGGTTTTTGAAGTTACGCCAAAACCTCCAGCTTTTTCCAGAACCTCTGTTACAGTTATCGGAACGTCTTTGTTGTCTCGCAAATACTGTATAAGTTTGGCTTCACCAGCGGGGTCATCTTGAACATCCTCTTTAAGGCTTTTCGGCAGATCAACCATGACAAACTTAGCCGTAATTAAGTCTGGCCTATTCTTGGCTTGTTCTTGCAAAAACCCCATTGCAATAACTTTTTGCTCAGTGCTTGACGACTTGTCATACATAACCATCAAGTTTGAGCTAATGTCTTGATTCAACTTTTGGTCATCTACTTTTTTGTTTTCGTCCCTGCGCTTTGATAACGCAGTAAATTCCGAATCAATCGCATCCCTCACAGCTTTTTGCTGCGGAGGAGTCATAGTGTTCCAAACATTCTGCAGTGACGGCGGCAAAAGCCCTTTTCTGACTTTATCCATAAATGCAGCAGAATCACCAAGATTGCCTTCAAAAATATGGTTTTGAAACATTGCTGTCTTTACTTCAATTTCAATCTGGTTGGACTTTTCTAGCGCAAGCTTTTGTGCTGGGATGCCACCCAACATTAAAGCGCCCTCAACCATCCTTTGCCTTTCTGCCATCAGTTCGTTTTGCAGCGCAATAGGATCTGAGTTGGCATAAGCAGTGATAATATTTTTTACCGACTGACCATACGCCGGTATCATTTGCTCAACCTTTATTTGATTTTCTAAAAACTTTCTTTCGCTATCTGCTTTGGCCGCAGCGACTAAAAGTTTATTGCCATGCACCGCAGCAGTGGCTCGGTACTTATAAGATGCGTCCGGACTGTATTGGGCTAATACATCGGAATTGCCTTTAGTATGTGCCGTCCAATCTTCAGCTATTGCTTTTAAATCTAGCTCAAACCTAGAGCCATCTTTATTCTTTCCTGTCTCTAACGCCAACTGAGTGTCATTGGCTTTTTGCACAGATTGCAACTCAAAATGAGCTGATAACTCATGCGCTCTCCATTTATTTACGGCAGCACCAAAAGCGTTTTGTGTAAAACGGTTGGAAAAACTTTTTTTCTCACCATTCACCATCCCATCTATTTCTTCTTGGGTAATGGGATTTTCTGCAATAAATTGCTGTCCAGCAGCTTCAGCTAATTTTTCCGCCTGACCAAACATGGATGCTGACAAATTAGATAGGACTCTTCCAAGTGCAGACGAGGACTCAGCGGCAGCTTGATAGGCAATCTCAGGGCGCTGCGTCCCAAAGTTCATATTCGGCTGCGGCAAATTAGATATGCCAGCTACCTGAACATTCCCTGATTGAAGTCTTCTAATCGGATCGGCCATGATATTTACTTAAATGGATAAGTCATTGCAAAATTAACGGCAGATTGTGACAACTGAGCGCCAGCCAACAAGCCACCAGACCCAGCGGCAAATTCTCCAGATTGCAACAGCGTCCCAGCATTAACAATCGCCGCCTCACGCTCATAGAAAGCCATATCATAAGACTGCTTTAACATTGCCGTCGCATCTTCTAAGCCTAATATACGGGCTGTCATTGCATTAAGGTCAGTAATGCCAACATCCTGATATACCTCTCGCACATTCGCGCCGCGAACGCCGCCAATCGAGCCTTGAGTAGCAACAACACCAGACGCATAACCTCTAGCTAAAGCAGTCGCATTTGCCTGCCTCAATCCTTTAATTAGCGTATTTGCTTGGATTTTGTAATTAAGAGTATCGTACTCAATCTTTAATAGGTTACGCTTAAACGCAGCCTCACCGTACTCAACTGCCTTATCGGCCCGCAACCCAGCTAATCGTAAATTTTCCTGCGCTTGTACCGCATAACCAGCTTGCTGATAATAGCCTTGTGCTTGCTGACTATAAGCAGCGCCAATGCCAGCAATAAGACCACTTACAGCATTGACACCCATTACTGCCGTGGCAGAGTTTCCATAAGAAGTTGCCATTTATGTCCCCTGATTTACAGCAACTTTGTACTCAAGGCCAAGTAATGTCATCTTGAGTGGCAAAGTTTGGGTTACCTCAATAACAGCATCGCGAGTGTACCCACGGATGCCGTCAAGTCTTTTGACGCCAGTAAACGGTGTGATCTCTACGTCCAACAATGGGCCATCAAGATTCTGAAACGGGACTGGCTGGCCGTTGATATTCAAATGCTGCGTATTACTGACAACCGCATTGACTTGCACAATTCGCTTTTTAAATGCAACGCGTGACCCGCTTTGCAACTTAATCTCAACTGGCATTGTCTTCAAGTAAACACTTACTGGCAAGCCTACTTCGTAGCTAGTTGTCGATGATCGGTCAAAAGTAACGCTGCCGCCAGCACTTACCGTTTCATTGCCTTGCGGTACACCATCACAAATCACATTTAATATTTCGCCAATGTGTGGAAGGCCACTAGCAGAAGCTGCGCTGCCGCCAGTAAAGGCACAGTCAGTAAGCAAATCATTGTCAAAAAACTCAACAAAATACCGAGTCGTCCCATTAAATACCCGTTTTGCAATCGTATAAATATTCGTGACATCAACACTGACATCCATAAATTCACCGTCTGTGGTGAACTCAGATGGCGCAATAATTTGTTGGGAACGGAGGATAGAGTAAACCGCCAAAGACCCGTCAGTCTCGTTAGTAATCAACAGCAAGTCACCCTCATCCGTAGATGTGGCACGACGCAAACCAAGACGGCTTGGGCTTTTAAGAAGGTGACCAGACAGTAGTGAGATACGCTGGGTTACATAGGTAAGCTGGCTATCGGAGAACAAAAACTCGTTGAGTGCCTTGCCTTGCCGCTGCACAAACAAGGAACCAGACTCAAGTGCCTCCACGCGTGTACCGGGTCTTGCACCATTGCGGCTAACCTGTTTAAAGGTAAACGTCAGCGGCGTGATCGGATCAGTACCTTGTTGCGGAACGTAAAATTCCCCGCCCGTTGTGAAGACCTGCAAGTCGCGGCCAGAGATAATATCAACAATAATATTAAGCTGATTAGTATCAAGGGTAGCTTCAACAGCATCATCATCCAAAAATTCAGACGGCTTAAAGTCAAAGAACAAGGCCACCTTACTGCCCCAGATCGTAGACGGGCGTGACTTAGAGCCGCCGAAATAGAGCCTACCCTCATGGAATGATACAGTCCGGGGCCAACCTTTGGCAGACGACCAGACATCTTCATAACCTGTCTCCAGTTCCCAATCGCCAGAAGCAATGGTTGCCGTATTAAAAAACGGAAACTCAGTAATTGCTTCAACAGAAGTGCTGCTAATGTATTTAGTAATCCTTGCCCGGCCTTGCGGTGTTACGTTGATATATTGGTTGACTTGGCTTTCTATTGTGAACTGAGATGTGCTATTCGGGGTTGTTGTCCAGTTTGTGGAAACAGTAGCCACCTTTGTGGAGCCGACATAATTTGAGATTGTTCTCGTCTGACCTGAGCCAGTACCAGAAGTAATCGTTATGCTTGAGCCGTTATAAATATCATTAACAGAAGAAGCTGAAGCATCTAACGTAATTGAACTAGAGGTTCCAGCCTGTGCAGTATTGGATCTCCCATTATGGAATACCCGGCCCTCAATGCTGTATTTAGAAGTATTGTCTGGATTCGTTGTCCAATTTGACGATACTGTTGCTACCTTTGTTGAACCGACATAATTGGAAATGGTTTTGCTTTGCCCAGACCCAGTTCCATCAGTAATTGAAATCGTAAAATTGTTGTAAATATCGTCAATATCAGACGACGTAGCGGCCAATGTAATAGTGTTTGATGATCCGGCTTGAGCCGTTCCAGTAGCCCCAGTTGTTAGGACAACATTGCCACTTACAGATGACGACGTTAATACAGCTACAGGATTGTTAAATGCCTGATTAAATGCGTACTTTGGAATTGAATCAAACGTAATTGTTGTTGCTGTCCAAGACGAATCACTGGCGCCACGGACGATCTTGATTGGTTGCAAGTCTGGGTGAACAACAATCAATGTATCCGCTGATTGCGTCCAACAGAGCGATGACAGCATCGCGCCAGTAATCGACGAGACTGTCAGATAATTATTTGCTCCGCCATTGATGGCTGTAATCAACGCACCATTCTTAACCACATACATCCGGCCAGTTACGAAGCAAAGCATATAGCTATCGTCAACCGAAAACTCAAACGAGATGAGTCGCATACCATTTGCGGCTGATTCTCCACCGCTATTTGGAAGCTCAAATACGTGTTTAGTTCCGGGACGACGGCGAACACCACCTTGCGGCTGAATGATTACATTGGTTGCTTTTGCCAGTGCATTATCATACTGAGGGATATCCACACGCGCCCGTAGCAACGGGTCTAATTCCCCGGTGCTAAAGTTTGTTTGGAAGTCAATAAACCTAGCCATCAGTATCTCACTGCGACAAGAGAGTAATCTTCAATAACTTGTGGTGGCTGACCTTGCGCGTCAATATTTGCCGCCTGCCTGAAATAACCACCACGACCATTTTCTGATGGGCCGCCAACAGCAACGCCCTGCCAATAGCCAGCCTTTGTTTCTTGCTCGGTAATGGGATATGCCAAATGCCACGCCATCATATATTTCAAAAGCTGGATGAAATACTGAGGCATTGAGTATTCTGGAGTTTGGTACGGGTAGTCGATGTAGACTTCTTCGTTATTTGTCATCAGCTTATCGCCAATGATTTCCCATTCTTTGACTGGCCTTGCGTAAGCTTGAGACGTCTCAAATGCCGCACGGGGATTACCAAGCGTATCACCCGGCATCTGGTATTGATACTTCCACTCGCTAACTGGCGCAGTAGAAAGACGAGATAACTTTACTTTCTTGTAGGCAAACGACCAAGGATACAACGATAGCGTCATATCCCGCACATCTGGATACAAGCGGTCAGCCGTATTTGCCTCATCCGTTCCGTCGTTAAAAGACGAAATGGGTTTTGCGCCCAATAGGATTAGTGCGTCAGAACAGATAGCAACTGCTGTATCACCTGCTGCCATAAGAACCTCTTATGTAATAAAGGGCCACTACCAAATTACTTCGGCAGCGGCCCCGGTTGATCCTAACTAAACTTAGTCGGAATCAGTTGCTGTGATAGTCAGACCATCAGTGACATCAACAACACCAGAAGCGTTGCTCGCAACATAAACAAGCGTCAAAGCCTGAGTACCGCCAGTCGAAGAACGAACCAGAATAACGTCGCCAACGTTCAGGATGCTGGCTACACTGTTGAAGTAACCGCTGGTGTTGATATCACCAATAGCATCAGTCGTTGAGTAAGCATACAAAGACGGGGCATTGCCAGCCTTCGATGCGCCAATGGTCGCAAAACCAGTTGAAGAATAAGCCATGTCAGCCTCCTAGATTAAGATTCGCGGCAGACGATCTTGACGATACCTTCATCGTCAATCGCCACAGCACCAGCCGAGAACATCGAAGCGATCAGGAAGGAAGTCTTCTCTGGCACATAGTTGATCTCAGTTTTTGGAGCAATGCCTTCTGCCAGACCCAACGCATCCTTGTGGAATGCAAAGCAGGTACGGTCATTTGAGCCATCCTTAATCAAGCCACCCTCAGTGCGATCACCCAGAACGTGGAAGGTGAAGCCCAAGAATGTGTTGATCTCGCCCTGAACCAGCGCCTTGACAGTGTTGAAGTCAGACGAGGTAACAGCAGTTTCCGACAACAGGGAAGCCAGCGAGTTAGCGTGGATGATGATGTGACGGTTGTCCATCGGAACATTGTTTGCATTCAGGGTTTGAGCCGCTGTACGCAGTTTGGCAACGTTCATGTTGGTGTCAGAACCGCCGATGTCGTTGCCGACCGAAGTACCGCTCGATGCAGTCAGAGCGTCCAGAATCAGCTGATCCTGACGACGACCAATTGCGTTCGACACGACTTTGACCAGCTCACGACGCTCGTCGAAGTTGACCTTGGCCTGCATAAAGATGTCCGAATACTCAGCAGCGATGTAGTCGCTCAGAGTCGCGGTCACTTGCGAGTAGGTCACATTCAGAGGAGTGATGTCAGTTTGTGGAATACGGACTTGAGCAACGCCCTTGCCGATCTTAGGGAATTTGTAAGTTGAACCTTCAACGCCTGCGCGAATACGGACAGCCGGACGGAGAACCGCCGAAGCCTGATAGGCTTGCTTAACTTCCGCATCAAACAGGGTTACAAAGGCTGTAGACAGATTAATAGCCATTTTGTTTACCTTTTGACAAAGTTATAAAGAGGTTTCTCGCTGTCGGTGAGCCGGTAATCCGGGCCGGTTGCTTGCAGTAGGATGCCAGCCAGTTGGGTACAACCATCTGAGGGTCGATAATCTGATATGCCTCGGATACACATTGTAATCAGGTTTGCCTATCGTGCAAGTGTTTTTAATAGTTTTTTGCAAAAAAAACCCCCAGACCAGCTGGGGGAAACTCCGTGGAGGAGTGGAGACTCCTATTTAACCATATCGCTTCTGAAATAGGCGTTCTACTTTTTGGCGGTAAGCTGGGTCAGTTTCATACTTAGGATCGCCAACCATAGCCTGCAACTCAAGATCAGACATTTGGCCTTCAATCGGCTGGGACTCTGTAGGAATACGGCCTTCATAAGCTTCGCGGATCTTTGATAGAGCCTTGATGCCACGGGCTGTACCACCCATGATCTTGAACTCCTCAAAGTCTTCAGATGACCATACGCCTTTATTGACCAAGCCTCTAGCCCAGTTGACCATGCCATTGATGACAGCATCAGCATTTGGCCCTAAAGCCTTACGCTCCGCTTGGATGTCAACATCAGGAACGCCTATTGCGTTTTCAGCTATGCCTCTTAACTTTGTGGCAATGTCATCAAATGCAGCTTGTGACACGCCATTTTCCGCAGCCCAGTCCTTGAACATCGGGACAAACTCAAGCTGTTCTGCGTTCTCGCCAAATGCGGAGACATCGTATTTGCCTTCTGGTGGGGCTTTGTGAGCGCCTTTGGATACCATCTTGCGAAGGTCTTTCCAAGACTTAGCCATGCCCTCAAGGTCTGGTTCGTTGTTATCTTTGTTCCAAAAGTTTTCAGGCCACCAGTCAGGCCGGTCAACTGGCTCGTCATCGGGGATGGATTCTGCGGCACGATGATCTACTGCCGCTTCTTTGGTGTCTTCAGGAGCTTTGTCTTCACTGGCTTCTACGTTGTCAAGTAGGCCAGTAGACTCTACTGCTGAATCACTAGGCTCGACTGCCGTTTCATTATCGCTCAAAGGTTCCTCGCTCTATGTATACGGGACTCAACTTCTTTAACTAAAGAGCATCGCCCCTCTAAAAAATAACCGTAGGATGGATCGCTCCCCGGCCCCCAGCATGGCTGCTCAATAGTTATCTCTCGAAACCACTTGAGCAACTTTTGCCCTTCTTCTGTGCCAAATACCCTCAGACACAGCTTATCCATATCACTCGACTGCGGAGGTGCCATTGCTTCCTGCATTGCCTCCAAATCATCCCACCCTGCCATAAGCCTCCCTATTTGGCACAATCACTCCATCTTCCTCCTCTGCCTGCTCTGTCGCGTGTATGCAATACCAGATGGTATCTGTCTGTGTAATGATGACGTGCGACTTCTCTGCTTCTATTTCTATGCAGGCAGGAGCCTTGTAAAACTTCTGTTCCCCATCTATATCAACAACCACTTCACCTTTTGCCAAGATAGATAGATGAGAATAAGAGTGGACGTGCTGTGGTACTGCCCACCCTTTTGGCAAAAAGTATTCCTTACCGTATAACCCATCAGCGAAGTGATGGCGCAGATCACATTCCACCCGGCGCTCCTTGCGGCTGGCCTTCCATCAATGCCTGCTGCTGTCCTGCCATTGCCAATGCAGCCTGCTGTTGTAACATCATCTGCTGTTGGCGCTCCATCAGGAACCCACGTTCTGCTGCTGTATTCCTAATCGCTGACGGTATGCCAAGCTTGTCGCCAATGTAATCAATCAACTCGCCCGTCTTAACTGCCAACATACCCTCTTGACCCATCGTGGAGGTAAGCTGCATGAACTGGACGATGTTGTTAATCTCCTCCATGTTCTGCGCCATTGCCAGCGGAGCCACAGGCGAGACTTTGATCTCCAGACCATTGACCTTCAATGGCATATTGACCAGACCACGCTCGTCCATAACCTGCAAGATACGAGAAACCAGCGGGATCATCGTCTCGTTAATCAAGCGACCAAAGGCAGAGCCAAGGTTTTGAGCCAACTCTTTCATTCGCTCGACCACCTCAGTGGCAGAACGTGCCGACATATTGTCTGGCGGCAGTGACTCATCCAGCAGAGTACGTTTGATGTTTGCGCGGAGGTCGTTAATGACGATCTGGCTGACGTTAAAATCACCCGCGCGAGGCAAGGCACGGAGCGATTCACCCTGTGGGCCACCGTTACGAGCCACTGGGATTACCGCACCCGGCACAATCTTGACTGTCTGTGGATTTAACACACCATCATCAGCAGCAGTGTAGACACCAGCCACAGCCAAGGAGGCGTTTTTTAACAGCAGCTCAAGGGTTTTGTTCAGCGTCTTGATGTCTGGCATTGCAGTGAGCAATGGGCCGCGACCGTAGACCTCACCAGCAATCTTAGAGTAGCGGCTGATGACCCAAGGAGAGGACAGCATACGACGGTAGACGATTTCCTCTTTGGTCTTCACCTCAAGAACGTGGTAGCACCAGTCACCGCGCTCTGGGTCATAGACGGTTGCCTCCAGCAGATCAACGTCATCCGTTGGTTTGCTGTCGAACATCTGCTGCAAGTGGTCAGAAAATATGGCGTCTTTCCACTGCTGTTGGATCGCTTCTGCCTTCATACGCATACGACGGTAGATCTTGTCTACTGTGCCGTTTGCACCTTCCTCATACGAGACGAGGAACATTGGGACAGGTGTAAAGTTGATAGGCGAGATGTCATCACCCGGCTGCACCATCATGCAAGCTGTGCCAACTGCCAGATCTAGTAGAAACTCACCGATAGCGATGTCAAAGTTCGACTGCTTAATGACCGCAAACATCTTCTCCATGTACACATCCATGATGGCCTGTGCTTGGTCTCGCTGCTCAACAGGTACATCGGTGCCGGGTTCTAGCCTGCACCACTTACGCTGTGGCGGGAAGATGCCAGACTGAAGACGATTGGCAAACCGTTGAGTGGAGTTGATGGCTGTTGAGTCAAAGACACGCGACATCTTCTTCGCGCCCTTGGAATTGCCGTCGTAGTAGCCGTAAAGCTGGCGCTGTGGCAAAGCAAACTCATAAGCATCGGTGTACAAGTTTTCGAACAGATCCTTGTCTCGCTGCGCTTTCTCGGAACGACGCAAGATTTCGTCTACCGACATCTTCTTACCTTGGTAGACCTTACGGCGCGTACCCTTCATGTAGGACATCTCAGCCATTATTTCAGCCTTTCTTTCATGAGCATTGATCGTTCAGCACCACGTTGTGTTGGGGCAATCTTTTTGGCTGGCTGTTTCTCAGCAGTCCATTGCTTCGCCTGTTCAAAAGTTGATAACCCAAGGTCATCTGGATCTTTTTTGTATTGGCGCATAAAAAACTCTTTCCATGCTGTTTCATGGCTTGGAGATTTAAGCATTTTGTCACCGGCAGATGAAGGCCAATGTGGTTTTCCATCATGTTTGCTGATAACTTCTTTTACGCCAGCCTTCCATGCGCCGCGATAGTCATAATCCCCCTGTTCAGACAACATATCGATGACTCTGTTATTGTCAAGTTTTGCAGGGTCAACCTTGTTTTCTGAAGCGATATCTGACTTAACTGAATTAAATAATTTAGTTCCTTGAATCCAAGTGCGGAATTTAGCCTCATCACCAGAGTTCAAAGTGGTGGGCTTCCAATCTTGGGAAGAAAAACTTTGATATTCCTTTATCCAATCAGCCATTATTCATACCATTCAATAAGCATATGGGCCATATGATTTTGCCCACTTCTATTTGTTAAGCGAAATAAGTAAGTCGTTAATGGTGCAAGTACATATTGAAACGAAAATGCAGCGGCTCCACCAGCGCCACCACCGGAACCACCAGCAAGGAACTCACCAGTTAATGCTGTGCCTGTAGATGTTACTGTCGGATTAATTAACGCCGCGCTTTGACTTGTGCTGCCAACAGACCTATGTCGATTGATTGCTGTAAAGGGTGTTCCGCCAGTTACAACGGCTCCTTCATATATTTGAAACTCAGCATCGCCACCACAATTAACGTCAAACACCAAATGCGGGGTAATGCCACTTGCCCAAGCAACAGCAATATCAATACTTGCGTCATTTGCTAACTGGTTCGCATCACCATTTAAGTAATAAACGTAATACGCCCTGCCTTCATGCAGCCGTACATGATTTACGTCAGCCACAATCAATGGAGAATCTGACCCAGCTAGGATCATGTTCCCGTCTTTGTTTTTTTGAGCCAGCGATACTAAACGTGATTTAGTATTTAAAGACTCAATATTGACTGTAGTGACAGCCATTAATCTTCCTCTTTTTCGTGTTCTATCTCAGCAGCCTTCTTCATGTCTTCTTCGTTTGGCTTACTTCTTCCAGCCATCTTTGCAAAGAGCTTTGCTGCCTTACGCTGAAAAGGAGTGCGCTGCATAGGCATCTCTTCTTCTTTGTCTTCTTCTTCCCCGATGATGATCTTGATTTCCATTATTTAAGCCTTTTGTTTAGTGGCCTTACGAGCTTCCGAAAGCGCAATCGCTTGAGCTTGTTTAGGGTCTTTAACCACCGGACCACCTTTGCCAGAATGTAGTGAGCCAGACTTGTATTCACGCATCACCTTTTTTACTTTTTTATCAAACTTGTCCATTAAAGTGTGACTCCTTTTGATAACATAGGGCGTGATTGCGACCTTTGGCTTATTGCGCCAAGCCTTCCGCTTTTACGTTCAGCGACTTCTCTGTCAAAGCCTTGTTTAAAGGTTGATTTCTTTTCTTCAAGGGCGGCGGTTTCTTTTTCAAACGCAGATAAGTCAACTCCCTCTGGCGCCTCTTCTGTAAACTTCGGCATTTCGTTACGTTTGAATGCTTCAGCCAATGTGCCAGCAGCATTAGCATTTACTTCGTAGCCTAGTTGCTCAAGAGCATAGGGCGTGTAATAGTCGTTGTTTAATTCAGGTATGCGATACATTGTTTGTGATCGCCAATCGTATTGCTTGTTTGACTGAATTTTTACGTTCGGGCCAGCGTCTGGACTCGCCATAACGCCACGGCCAAAAGTTAAATTTTGTCTTGGGTTTTTTTGATACTCAGCTAGTTGCTTATTAAATTCCTCTAGCTTTTTTGTGTACTCACTTGTTTTTTGTGCGCCAGCTTCTAATGCAGATTCTTTTCTTGCAAAAACAGATTCATACTCTGGCGTTAAAGACGACAGTTGAGACTGATATTGTGACGACAGCCGAGCAATATCGCGCTGGGCGGCGGTAAGTTTCTTCGCCATATCAAATCTCCATGCCAGCGCCCAGCAATCCAGTTTCTGGATTTAGGCGCTGACTCGATAACAACGCACGTTGACCGCCACGAATTCTGGCTCTCATCTTTGAGGACTCTTCTGCGCCCATACGACGACGTTCATCCTCAAGTTCTTTGCTAATCCTCGCCGCTTCAGCTTCCATTGTGGCTTTTTGTTCAGCGTACTTTGCAGTTTCAGCCTCAAGACGTTCTTTTGCTATGTTTGACTGCTCCTGCTGAATAGCAATCTGCTGCTCGGTTTGCTCTTGTACTATTTTCGCTTCTCTTTGCGCTGCTCGTTCAGCGTCTTTCGCATTTCTTCTAGCGACATCGGCTTGATAAGCTGTGCCTGCCAAGACGGCCATTGAAATCCAAAACGACATATATCCTCCTTAACAAAACCTTCAGGGAATTGTATGCTTTTTACCCGGCTATGCAAGCCCCATGCTATCTTAGTGATAGCAAAATCTTAGGCAAAGATGTCGAAGTCCGTGTTGGCTACGGTTTGCTGGATAAAATGACCACCGGAACTCATGGGATTCTTGGTCATCCTGCGGTGCTCACCCCCTCCCAGCAGCAGGTAGCCGAAGGCATCGCCGACGTGGGAGTGTTCGTTCTTGTTGGGTGCGTCCCGGAAGCGTTCCTGCCCTGCGCCAACAGCTACGCGCTTGAAGTGGTAGCCGCCAGCCAAGGATTTACGCAGGAGCTTGCAGGATTTATCCACAATCAGGCCGGGTTTACCTTGGATTAGGCGCTGCATTGGGGCGGCGGCTGCTTCCCGGCGTACCTTAAAGTCGTTACTTGGGGTGGGCTGGGCGCGCAACCCCAGTGTTCGCAGGTGATCGAAGGCGGTGACTTCGTAGATTCCGTCTCGCTGCATACCGGCGGGGTCGCCCCAGACGAAAACCTGTGCTTTGGGGTATCTAGCGTTCAGTTCCCCTAGTAGTTGCTGGCCGAAACGCTCCAGACCCATGTCAAAAGTGACGATCTCATGGAGAACTTTCCATGTGCCAGAGGAGGTTTTCTGTCCAATGACGGCGGCTGGGGTCAAACCGAAGTCGAGGCCGATCTGGATGGGCAGACTTGGGTCGTAATCCAAGTCGGCTGACATCATATTATCGTCGTACTCAGGCCAGACGGGTCTACCTTCTTGGACGTAGGTGTATTTACCTTCAGCGTAGCAGCGGATCCAGTCTAGGTTTTTCCCGAGGAGCATTTGCTGGTAGTATCCAGCGGGGAGGTTGCTGATGTTTTCAGCTTTAGGATTCTTTTGCCACCATCTTCCTGCGCTATAGATGCAATCGTTAGCCTCAGGATTTTCTGGAAGTTCTGCAAGATCAGCCTCGATGACTCCTCCGGGCTGTCTGAAGAATTCCCACTTAAACGCCCCACTCATCTTCTCCTTTTCTGCCAACTTAAACCACCAATGGTCATCATCCATTGGGTTAGTATCAAGAATAATGCCGTGCCAAGTAGCACCGCCGTCCCTTTTAGTCGGGTATCGTCCGACTCGGTGTGTCAATCCGTCGATCACTGCCTTGGGTAGTTCCCGTGCTTCGTTGACCCATGCACCTGTCAACTCCAATGAGAGCAGCTTTCTCACATCCTTTGGCTGATCCAGTGCAAGAAAGATCACCTCGCAGTCGATCCCGGCAGCACCATCTCTTGCTGGCAGCTTGATGTGGTGGGTAATCGGTGGTGTCCATAGCAGGGGGCCAAAGGTATTCTCTGGGAACAGATCAAGCCACGTCTTAATCGTCGTGGTCTTTAGCATTGGGTAACTGTTTCGCACAATCGCAAAGCGGCTGTACTTGATGCCGTCAATAGGACTAGGCTTTTGCTGCACAGCCTTCATCATGATCTCAGCACAGCAGGCGTATGACTTACCTGATCCTACTGGCCCCATGATGCCACGAACGAAAGCGTTAGATTGCAGAAACTTCCACGCCATTGGGCTGGTGGAAAAGTCGAGATTTAATCCTGTGATGGGGAGTTCTTTACTGCTCTGCTCTTTGGTCTTCACGAACATCCTCCACATCGATGATCTCAGGCGCTTTGACATTAATGCCGATAACGCTCGGTTTATCTGACTCCTCGGCAGTATCCAGCAGTCCCGAGGCTTTAGCTAAGATGCGTAGAACGCCGACTTTATCGTACAGTTCTATGTCCAGAGTACGCACACAGCCGCCTTCTTTGTCGTAACGCTCGTTGACTTTGATGGACTTAATGGCCTGCAGTGCGTGTTCAGGGATGTCTTTGCTGGCTTTGACTTTAATATTGCCGGTCTCATCCCACTCCATGATGTCGGTGAGTTTGGTGTTGGCGATAGTCAGCAGGGAGTAAGCGACAGCTTCCCTGTTCTTGGCAATGGTAGCGGATCCGCCCAGACGCTTCTGGACGTTTTGGACACCGCCCCACTGCTTTAGTGATGGTATTTGTTTGGTGACGGCCATTACTGATTAGCTTGAAACGCGCTCTTTAATCGATCAACAAACATATTTTGTTCAGACGTTGCAACTCCAGCGGAGGAGTCGCCAGATAATATTCTGGCTGCGATTGTCGCCCGGCGCTCATCTTCTGTGGCATTGCGATAGGTTGTCGTGTCAAGAAAACTTTTTTGTTGGTTAGTCAATTCGAAGTCAGGCTTGAACTCAGGTTGACGCATCATAATGCGGCTTGCCTCATTGACGGCAACGGATTGGTATTGATCTGGATTCAGATTGGAATAGGGGTTTAAAATAACCCGGTTATCTTCTGTCGCCATTCCTGCCACATTAGCGTTCTTTTTAAAATATTTAAGTTCGCTGGCATAAGGCTTTCTCATCTCAATACCTTTTGGTAAGCGGATAAATCCAAAGTCTTTGTCCATACTGTCCTCTTTATAGGTTGTTGGTTCTTAGCCCCGAACGGTTGTCCTTCGGTCATTACCCACAAGCGCATTCAAACCAACACGGAAGGGCAGGTTGCATTCCCAGTTGGCTGTGTGCAATATGCCACTATCGCCCTATGGCCTGCCCTTGCGTCTTAGTGCCGGTCTATCCCGGCTGTCTGTATCAATTACAAGTGGTATTGCAGTTACCGCCGTAGCAGCAGGTAGTGCAGTAGACGCATTGTCCGCCGCTGCAATAGGTATTGTAGGTGCAGGCTGCGTAGCTCATAGTTGCGGTAGCTGCCAGCCAGAGTGCGATGAGATATTTCATATGGCTCCTTTAAGGATTATTAGTCGGGTACTCGCTGCGTCTGGCTGCAATGCTACCCGCTATATGCAGGGCGGCACACCAGCATCCGCTTTCCCCGGAGAACAATATATCACCAAGGGATGTCATCATCCATATTATCTTTTTTATCGTTAGGCATATATCCATTGCCTTTATCTATCGAGTGCTGGGTAGGTTCTGCTGGCACCATCTTCCCCAGCCGTACCGAGTAGAACAAATCCCCGTTCTTCGTCTTCTTCTCCCATGCCGACAGGTAGAACACCTGCCCATTTAACTTCATCTTCCCCGACCAGTCCGGGCTATTCTCATTCTTCTTCTTGTTTAAGAACAAATTACCATTGTCATCTTGCAACTCATAAGGCTTATTACCATAGTTCATGTGGCTCTCCAAAGAGATTACTAAAAGTTATTTGCACAACTGTGCCTATCTACTATACTTCATTCAGGGGGCATAACCCACCCCTCCCGTCGGTAGCTTGTGACCAAGGGAATAAACGTGGCGAATAGGACGGTACTCCTTATTCATACTCTCGGATGAGATCAAGTAGAGAATATCGGGACACATAGTTCTTGCAGAGGCTGGCCCCTCTGTTAGCCTAGATAAACTAGAACAAGCATCCAGTAATGGATTACTCCTATATAAAAAATATGGGTTAGGTTCTTATTGCCCACCCCGTGAGGGCCTTTCCTTCGTAGCCAACGCCTCTAAGCCATCCGCTAACTACCTCACAGTTATATATAAAAAAAGTCTGTAACAACCCGCTTTTAGACTTATTCGTTATAAAGTACCTGCAAACCTCAAAAACCCAGCCAAAAATTGAGTGAGGTACCCACCGATACAGGCGATGGGCGGGGGGGAGCATGGGTGGGTCTACGCTGGCGCCAGTCTGGCAGCGAACCACGACAGCCGATGCGGCGGTTCCCTGCGGCACTGCTGCCAGTCTGCGAATACCTGCGACAGGACACGCTCAAACGATGCCCTACTCAGGCCTGCAGCACACATCGACACCACGGCAGCACGGTCTTCAGACGTTACAATCCTGCTAATGCCAGCACTCGCACACGCTTTTTTCCACATTAACAAAACATCATCCACACCTAGTTCATCCTGTACCGCTTCTGATGCCGTTAATGCAACAATGTTAATTGGTTCCTTGTCCTGATTTAACACTTCGACTGCCTTGCTAGTCTGCCAAGCCTGAAGTGTAGGTGGCAAGTCTTCGAACTTCACCTTGTCCATGTGATCTGTGGTGCTAATGCTGTCGTCGTATATAACCCTGAGAATCTGGGCTGTCTTCCCGTAGGTGTGATTCTTTACCTTCTTTAAGTAACCCATCTCGACAAGCTTCTTTACCTGCCTGCCTGCTGCCTGCCTTGTGACTCCCAGCATCTTGCCCACGTTCTCATGCCCCGGCCAACACAAGCCAGCACGGTTAGCGAATGAGCAGACAGCCAGCAATGCCCGCATCGCTGCCGGTCTAATCCGCCTGTCATTGACTGCCCGAATGGGAACGATCGTATACATCCGCCGGTCGACGGGCTTTTCCTGAGTTATCTTTGGCGGTTCTGGCAGCTCAAAGCTTTGCATTGATTAACCTTTGCATCTTGTCTTCGGTACTCTCATGCTGTCGGCAATACTCTCTGATAGCCTGCTCTGCAATGCTTACCCGTGATCTACGCTGCTGCTCTGCCTGACGGTCGAGCATTTCCCGCACATCAACCCGCAACCTTAATAATGTGGCTTTCTGTTCCATAGACTGATGCTATCACAATGCAATAATCGATTGAAATAATTATCTTGATTGCCTGCTGTCAAGATATATAATGCCACTCAGCAACACACAATCAACGTCAAAACCTAAAAGGACACGACATGAAAATCAAATCATCCCAGTTCACCAGCATGAAAGGCCATGTTGCCGATGGCTGTGTAGTAATCGCTCCCAGTGGTAAAGAATTCACCATCAAGAACACATTAAAAGGCTGGCAAATCATTGGCTCAGACGGGCTCGCCTGTTCTGGAAACCTTCCTTCTGCCTTTGATGTCGAATACTTTGTTGTTAATGGTTTGCAAACTTCTTAATTGGGGAACAACATGAAAATGAAGACCATTCAAGCTTTCTCACTCATCGCGCTGGCAATCGTCATCCTCATTGGTGCTGTCACTGGTGATTTCGATACCGCCGAACTGCTCATGTATACCGCCATCTTCGTCGGCCTGACAGCCGTTCATCTCACCACCGAAGACAATATTTAATTATTAACTGTCAACCCTGAAAGGAAATGACAATGAAGACCTTCGATTATATTCAGGATCCCGGCCACGGTTGGATCAAAACCCCGGTTTCCCTTTTGCTGGAATTGAATATTGCCAGCGATATCTCGCCTTATTCTTATTACAAAAACGGTTTTGCGTATCTCGAGGAAGACTGCGACGCGGCCAAGTTTATGAGCGCCTACCGGGCAAAATTCGGATTCGATCCAAAGCTTCGGGATCGTGTCGCCCGTGAACGCCGGTCTAAAGTCCGCGAATACTTCTGCTATACCCCGGCCATCGCCGCCAATATCGCGCAGGGGGCACAATAATGGTCAAGATATCTATCACTTCAAAACTTGACGGCATCCGCTCGTGGTCTCTGCAGGCCATTGACACTTGCCCCGGTTCAATCGCAGCACCCGGCGAACTAGTTGATGCCTGCAAAGGCTGTTACGCAACAACAGGTAATTACCGCTTCAATAACGTCAAGGCACCACGCCTACACAATCAAGAGGACTGGAAACGCTTAGACTGGGCGGATGATATGTGCCAAGAGCTGGAAAAAGACCGCTATTTTCGTTGGTTTGATTCAGGCGATGTCTACACTCTTGCCCTTGCCGAAAAGATTCTCGAAGTCATGAAGCGTACTCCGTGGTGCCAGCACTGGCTTCCAACCCGGATGTATAAGTTTCCAAAGTTCCGTCAAGTATTCGCTGAGATGCAGGCATTGAAAAATGTTTCCGTGCGATTCTCATCTGACAGCGTGACAGGTCAGTACACGAAGGGGTTACACGGTTCCGTGATTATCCCGTCTGCTGCGGATGCCAAGAAGGGCATGACAGTCTGTCAAGCTTACGAACACGAAGGCAAGTGTAACGGGTGCCGGGCTTGCTTCCATAAGCTTGCCAAGGTTATCGCCTACCCAGCACACGGTAAAACAATGCACAAAGTAATTTCAATCAAGCTTGCCGCTTAAACCTGAAAGGAAATGCAATCATGATCGCTATTCACACAAAGTACTTGCCTTGCACGAACACCAAAGGCTCACGCATCAAGGCCTACACTTTCAGCGGGCTTTCTGCCACGGTTCCCTATCCGCATGAGTTATCCGGCGAAGCCGTGCATTTCTCAGCCGTCAAAGAATTAATCCGCAAACACGAACTAAACTGGAATATTGACGATATGCGGTTCGGCGGTAGCGCTGACGGCAAAGGATACGTTTTCTGCTTCGCTGATTCCATCGTCCGCAAATAACACCACCAGCAGCACCACAAGCCTGCCTTCGGGCAGGTTTTTTTAACGCCACATGAACCGAAAGGAGTCACCATGCCTGTCACACTCACAACACTCTATGAGGTAGCACCGAACCTGTCAGAGCCAGACGCATTGCAGGTTCTGCTACTTGTCAACCTGTCGCAGCAGCAGGGATATACCGTCAATCATTCGTTGATTGAGCGAATCATTCAGCGAGTCACATTAACATTTTAATAAGAGGTTTATTATGGTCGGAAAAGTCACGCCGGACACAATGCTGTCCGCTTCCCGTCTACCTGCCGTCATGGGTTACAGCAAATACAGAACCCCGAACGATGAGCTATCAGCGGCCATCGATGCGCTGGGAAACAAGGAACGGGAAAATATTACTAATGAAGCAATGGACTGGGGAAATACGTTTGAGACAGCGATATTGGAAAGGGCGGCAGGTCGGCTGGGAGTTTCAAATTTAATCACTGAGCATCCCGAGCCATACTTTCACCCACTGCTAAGGCTGGCCTGTTCCCTTGACGCTACCGCCGATGGGAACGGGGTAATTGTCCACAATAACCCCGATCTTGGCATCATGGTCATGGATGGGGATAGCATTCAGCTAGATGGTCGCGGCATACTGGAAGCAAAGCTAACAGCAGTGGCACCAGAGCACAGCCCAGCCCTCTACAGGGGCGTGATCCAGCTTCAGGCACAGATGGATATCACCGGAGCTAAATGGGGCGCTCTGTGCGTCTTATATCGCGGCACAGAGCTACGCATCTTCCTGTTCAAACCACACGAAGCTACCCTCCGAGCAATCGCACAAGCTACCCGAGACTTTCAACGTAGACTTGACATCTGGAAAGCTGATAGGCATATTGAATACTATCCTCCTGTCGACTCTGCCGATGCCGACAGAACATGGGGACAGGGAGAAGAGGCGACAGTCCAGCTTGCCGGTGAATTTGAAACGTGGGCGCGTGACATTTTGGAAGCCAAGCAGGACATAAAGCAGTGCGAAGAAGTTATCAATGATCGGGAAACAAAGATCAAAGAAGCAATGCAGACGGCCAGTAAAGCAACGATAGGACGTTACCAAGTGAGCTGGCCTATGCGGAATTACCAAGCGACACAAGATCGCGTAGTCAAAGGAAAGGCTGCGTACTCCGTGCGACAGTCATCATTAACCGTGAAGGAAATTAAATGAGTAACTTAACCGTGCGGCAAGGGTTCCTGCCGACAACATTCTCAGAGGCAAAGGACTTCGCGTCCGAACTAGCCAATAGCAATCTTGTCCCGAAGAACTATGCAGGCAAGCCGCTGGATATCTTGGTCGCTATCCAATGGGGAACCGAGATCGGACTTGCCCCGATGCAAGCTTTGCAAAACATCTCCGTCATCAATGGCAAGCCGTCAGTCTACGGTGATGCAGCGATGGCACTGGTGCAGGCACATCCAGCCTGTGAGGGCGTAGAGGAGTTTTTCGAAGGCGAAGGTACACCGAACCCTGTCGCAGTCTGTATCGCCCACAGAAGGGGGCGCAAGCCTGTCACAGCACGGTTCTCAGTAGAGGATGCCAAGCGGGCAGGACTGTGGAATAAGCAGGGGCCGTGGACTAGCTACCCAAAGCGGATGCTACAGATGCGAGCCAGAGGTTTTGCCCTGCGCGATGCCTTCCCAGATGCGCTGAAGGGACTCATCACTACCGAGGAGGCAGCAGATTACCCGTCAGATTCCAAGCCAGCAGAGATCAAGGATATTCCACGCAACCCATTGGATGCTATCGCTCCACCACAATTGATAGAGGAAACCTATGAGGTACTTGAGGCAGAGAGCCAGCCAGATGCCGACACACCGGAGCCAGAGGCAGAGGCGACAGTCGTGGTTGAGGAGGTTGTCATCGTTCAGGACACTGCTCCCGTGGAAGGGGAGGAGGTCGCTAGCCCAGTCGTTTCGCAGGAAACTAGTTCCGAATGGCCTCTCTTTGTGCCGGGGAAGGAACCCATACCCTACGGCTCGATGGATACGTGGCTGGTTGAGTACAACAAACTCGCCGATCAGGTCACGCAATCAGGCAAGGCAGCGCCGCGCACCCGCATGACCAAGCTTCGGGAGCTACGGGAAGCCAATGAGCCGACCATCAAGCGGCTCGATACGATGGTGCGTGTAGTATTAACCCAAGCGTACCAGACCCGCCTTGGGTACTTGGGCGCAAAGATGAAAGAGGAAGGTCAACCAGATAACGTGAGGGCAGACAATGGACTACAACGTCAAGCTTGAACTGGCAAAAGAATACTTGCGAAGTAGGAAGAAACTCATCAGCGAACAAATAGCCGGTGACCCTAACCGCTTCATCCCAACCCCAGCAGTAGAGACAGATGTTAAAAGGACAATCAGTGAATACAGAATATCCACCAGAAAAAATAAGGAAACCGGCTCATCGACTATTCGATTTTTTGATAAAAAATTATCGTCTAAAAAATGACCATGCGCTGGCAGATGCGCTTGATGTACTGCCTTCCACCATCAGCAAGATGAGATCAGGCAGGGCAGTTACCGCCGCAGTCATCCTGAAAGTACACGAAAAGTACGAGATACCCATTCGTGATATCAAGGCGCTGCTATGACCAAGCTAGAAAACACAGGCACTCGATGGTGTACCTCATGCAATAGCCACCGGGAACTGAAAGGCGGCTACTGGAAGAAGTGCAACAGAACTAAACGATGGGTATGCAGTCCATGCAAAGAGCGTAAGTCACCCAGCTTCTACGGGAAAAGTAATGCGCTGCCTGCATTGTATTAACTACAACCTGCGAGACTACCCCTCCCATGCAAAGGTGGGGTACGGCAGGTGCATGGCAGCAGACTTGCAAAAAGATGGGGCTGTGTTCATGTCAATCGCAGCAGATGTCGATTGCGATGGGTACAGCCCCGCCAAGGACGGCATAGTTTTCAAACGTGAGGAGTGGTATGAGAGCCGCAAAGGTTGACGACAATCAAAAGGAAATAGTGAAAGCACTGCGGCACATGGGCTGCTTTGTTCAGCATCTGCACGGCGTAGGTGCTGGCTGTCCTGATCTGCTGGTGGGATACAAGGGATTCAATATCCTGCTGGAGATCAAGGACGGAACTAAATCCCCATCCCAACAGAAGCTAACCCCAGACCAGATCATCTGGCATAGGGATTGGCGAGGGCAGGTGGATATCGTCAACAGCGTAGACCAAGCCATCCTCGCAGTGCTGCGGGTAGCCAGAGACTTGTCCGACTTGGATGACCTCAAGTGAGCCTGTGGCGTAAACGACAAGTGGAGGAATTAGAAATGCAAACAGAGAAGCAGGACACCCTGCCCGAATCATTAGCAGTTATCTGGTACGCCATCATCGCCTGTGCCTCATTGGTGATGGTGATACTCATAGCCTTACAGCCGCCGCCTACCTACCGCAACATCTGTAATGTGGCAGAGATCAGCCCAGACGTTACACCGCAGGAGCGTGAGCGTTGCCGTCAGATCAGAGGGCATAAGCTATGACCATTACACTAACCCGCGAGGAAGCGCAGCAGGTGCTGGATGCGTTGGAGTGCATGAACGAAGGTGCGTTCAATGCAGAAATTAAACTACTTCGCACCCGACTCGCGCAGCCTGAACCAGAGCCGTGGGCTGGAGTTGATTTTGATATTAAGACCACCCCACCACAGCGCGAATGGCAGGGGCTGACGGATGAGGAGATAGATCAAATCCTTGTACGGGAACTTGGCATCGGTGCAGACGATGACGAAATTGCGGAGTTTGCCCGCGCCATTGAAGCCAAGCTAAAGGAAAAGAATGCGTCCCATCTATGAGACAGACGCTGACCTACAGCGCGAGAAGGAAGTACAGGAAGCACTGTTCCTCATGTGGGAAGTAGACTTCCACAAGCTGCCTCGCGCCTACCATGTGGACTGGATGCTGACCAAGCGAGGAGAAGCCAAGGCATTTGCTGAACTCAAGTGCCGCAACAATCCTCGCAGTCAGTACCCAACCCTGATGCTGTCCATGCACAAGTGGATGCACGGCAAGGCGATGGCACAGGAGATCGGCGGCAAGTTCCTAGTCATCGTCAAGTGGAGCGACGGTATCTTCTACCACACACAGGGCTGGTGCGATGTAACCTACGGAGTCGGAGGAAGAAAAGACAGAGGAGACAGTCAGGATATAGAACCAGTTGTCCATATCCCGACTGACTACTTCAAGCGGGTTACTTAGGGATTAAGGATTGGTACTGGGCTTGGCATTGCTTGAGGAGGACGACGGCTTCGGCTCCTCTGGCAGCTTCCCTTGCAAGAAATTCTCCATCCTCTTTAGAAAGTCCTGCTCCAGTACATACTGTGGGGGCGCATCCAGCACTGGCGGTACTGGACACGGTACTGATCGGGTCGGAGGTGCGACTCGGGCGCTCCCGCAGGCTGTTATTAAGGGCAGTAACCCGGCTATTAAGATCGCGTGTCTCACGGTCTTTCTCCTGTCTCAATCGGTCTGCGGTCTGCTGCATCAGCTTCTCTCGCTCCCGTGCAATCTGCTGGTCACGGGCATGGATAGACTCAAGCTCTGCACGTTCAGCATCCCACTTAGCCTGTACCTGCAAGCGGCCTGACTCCTCCCCTCGCATATACCCATAAGCGCCAGCTATCCCAGCAGCAATGATGACAGCCAGCGCAGTGTAGGCGATGTTCATTTCTGACCCGGTACTTTCTTACCTTCCAACTTCTTGTGTACCTTGATCGTCTTGCAAACCTTCTTCTCTTTGCCTGCCTTGTCCTTCTCCATGTGGCAGACTTCCTTCATCTCGCCACCAGCAAAGGCCAGCAAGGGAACAAACGCAATAAGTGCAATCAGTTTCTTCATGTCAAACCTCCGGTTCAGGTGCGGGTGGGGGAGCTTTCTTACCATCGAAGCCTACGCCAGCAGCTTGCTGGGCAACAGGTTCGCCAGTAAACACTGGTGCGGGTGGTGTCGGACGACCATCAGCAGCAACAGACTTGGGCGCAGACTTGGATACAGGCGCTGACTCAGGCAATACCTCTGGTGCTTTTGCAGCCTGTGCGCTGGCCTCTTTGAACCCGGCCATCGTACTCTTCATCGCATCCATCTGGCCTTGGTCTGTACCGTTCAGCATGATGCCTGACAGGATGCCGCAAAGGAACGATGCCACCGGAATAATGACCTCAAAAAATTTCTGGTCAATCGGACTAATGCCTTTTAATGGCTGGGTCACAAAGATCACGGAGTACAGGATCGTGAAGATAATCCCCATCAGTGTCAGCGTTAAGCAGATACCAATGATGAACTTCAGTCGAGCCATCAATTCGTCAGTGGTGTACAGCGTTCCACGATCAAGCATACGATCAGCAATTTTATTTAGCACAGTCATTCCTCCCCCCTTTGTCTTCCTTCGATTCTGTAGTTACCTTGTCGCCACTAATCCACGGCTCCATGCGTTTCTGGTCTGCAAAGATATGGTCAGGGCAAGTCTGGTTTACTTCACAGACTGGCTTCTGACATTCTTTACTCATCCAGTTGTCAGGGTTCTGGCACGGGTAGCGGTAACTCTGCTCACACCCAGCCAGCACCAACAAGATAAGCAGTCGGCTCATCAGTGGCCTCCCATCACATGGAGTGCATGGTTGTAGTGCTTGATCCTATCCTCCAGACCAATGTAGCCACCGTTGATCCTGCGTGTCAGCTCCTTGATGTCGCCATTGTCAGCCCACTTGTTCAGGTTGTTCGTCTCCCAGAACCAGCAAGCAGACTGAGCCGCACCCTCAAACGTACCAAGGTACTCTGGCAGGTCATTGATGTTCATCTCCAGACTGTCAGCAAATGCTTGATAGTTATTACGTCCGGTAAGTTGGATAAGACCACGACCACAGAAACGCCAGCCATCACCACTAGACTCATCACCATTACCCATACGGTTTGCATACGCACGGTTAGCGATGTGCATTTGCTTGTTGAGTCTGGAGGAGTAGTCGTTGGCGATTGCATCTGTCGGGAAATACTTGGGGAAAATTTTACGGAGAGTGGCAGGCTTGTAGTTCAGGTTCTCTTTCAGTACCATGAAGCCACCAGATTCATGAGCGCACTGGGCAACGAAGGCAGCTATTCGGCGGGGAGTGTTGATGTCGTAGTCTGGCAGCAGTTGAGTTAGTGCTTCATGCCAGTCAGCTACATACGGATTCTTCGGTAGCATCTGCTTCAGTTGGTTCAGTGTAATCATTCTTCACCTCTCATTTCCCGTAAAACTTTTATCCGCAACTCTTTCATCTTGCGGGTTTCTTGTTCAGCCCGGTACAGCGCATTGTTCATATCCATGTACATCACACCCATCACAGGCAGCGCAATCACTAACACAAAACACAAGACCACCACGGCGACGAGTAAAGCCCACGGTACGTCTGGCTCGTTCGCAGAAGGACTAGGAGGCTTGCGAACCACACCACGACGAAAAGGATTGCTCCAACCCATACCGCTTCTTCCTTCCGCTTCCTTCTTAACCTACGTTGCCGAGCAGCTTCAATCTGTATCTTCGCAGTCTCACGCTTATGCGCTGCGTCCTGCTCAATGACAATCTGCTTCCACATCTTTTCGTACCTGCCCCACAAATCACCCAACTCAGGCGGTGCTTTGTAGACCATCATCTCGCGCAACTCTGCAAACATCGCATCTAATCTTGACCGGATGATGACGCGAATCAATGCTCGCTTGCCAACCGAATCTGTACCTGTGTACACTTGTGTCGCTTCTGCTTCCTGCTGGATAAACACCTTGCCGATCTTGTCATACTCATCCATCAGCACACCAAGATCATTGCCAATCTTGATGAACACATCGTTCGGATCAGCTCTACCTATCTCCTGTACCCGCTGCACTTCCTCGTTGTACTGAATCTTCTGGGCATTGGTCGGGTTTTGGATCTTCCCGAACTGCGACTTCAGATCATCCAGTACATCCTTAACCTCACCGGCTGCGCCCTTGATGTCCTTATATAGCTGACATCCTTTCTTGACGGCAGCGACAGCAGCATTGGCAGCAGCAAGTAGGGTTAGCGGATCCACATATTAAAAGAGATGCAACTGCTTCTTCATGGCGATCAGTTCCTCGCGCAAGGCATCATTAGCCTCCTCGCACTTACGGTTCTGTTCCTCTACCGCAGCCAGCCGATCAGACAGGCGTGAGACTTCCTCGCGCAGAGTAGCGATAACCTGCTGCCATGCAGCGTCAGTAACATCAGCGGCTTTGTTGCTACGATTGTCGGCCTTGATCTTTTGGTACATACCCCATGCACCAGCGCCAATGCCGCCAATGCCGACGGCAATCTTTGTAATCAAATCTTCCACGGTATTACTCCAATTCAATACCTTCAAGTGACTTCAATACAGCCCACCATAAAATGCCGACTACAAGCGCGAGTATGGTTAGGATGAACATCACCAACCCATCGCCGCAACATCAGCGGCTCGATCAGGGTAGTCTGCAATGTACTGATCCTTGTTGGCTTGCAAATACTCCTTAGTTGTCCCATCCTCGAAAGTGATGATGAGCTTGTGTTCCGCATCAGGCGGTGTCCAATAGGTTAGTGTGTGTTCCATTAAAGCACCTGATATGTAAAAGAAAATCTGTAATCAAGATTAGCTATTGAAGTTGGGCGGAGCCTAAATTCAGCAGAGCCGCCTGCTACGTTACCCATAATTGCTATTGTCTCCGTTCCATATACTCCAGCACTAGAAGATGCACCAGTACCACCGCATTGGCGAGAAGCCGTAAACGTAGATGCAATCGGCAATGTCATCAATAAGACTGAATCTGTTGCGGTAGTAGTTACGTCAATAGTTATTTGACCGGATACTGTCACCATATTACCAACGCGCATAAATTGACAGTCAGAGCGCGTACTTGCGGCTACGTTTGTTGAGTTCGTTATCGTAGGTAGATACGTTCCTGATGAAACATTACCTATGTACGCATTTGCTAATGCGGCGGTTGTTGCTGTTGTCTCACTGATACTAAATCCAGTGTCAGCTCCAATGCTGACGGCATCCTTATCTATCAGGATTCTTGTTACGGTTGAACCTGTTGCTCCGGATGTTTGTAATCTCAAAAGACTGGGCGAAGTAGTTGAAGTCCATGTACCGGAAGCCTCTGCAATAATTGTTGCTCCATATAACATATCAGAGCCAACACCGGAATACCCTTCAAAAGTAATTAATCCCAAATTAAAACCGCTTGTTGGAACCGTTCCAAAATTGCCAACGGTATTACCATTTAGCGCCATGAAGTTTAGGTTTGGCTCGTCTGATGTAGATGCACCCCAGTTAATTATTTGTACGTTTGCTGTTGCTTCGCTGGTTCCGTGTATAGTAAAAGCACCTTTATCAGCGCTATTAGATAAAGGAATAGTTGCTGGATAAATGCCACCTTGCGCTATGTGAACACCCTGCAAACCATTTGCTGCGCCGCTTGTTGAGTAAACACGCATCCTATCTACTTGAGCATTCTCAGATGTACCAGATGCACCGGGGGTACTGGTTGCTCCGATCCCAACATACCCACCAAGTGCATTACCTGTACTATTGCCAGCGTAAATAGTTAAGTTTGTGCCAGCTATATTTGTTCCTGTTGCATTTGGGGCGCGCAGCGTGTTGCCTACTGGAGTTGCACTTGCTTCACCTGACCCAATAATTAACGTGCCAGCGGAGTCAATACGCATCCGTTCGCTGCCATTTGTATAGAAAGTCATCGGAAGATATGAACCACTTCCTGCAATACCGGCAGATAATCTTGCTTCTGCTGCAATACTGGATAAGCTAAAGATAGAAGCGTTTGTCGTATCTGATGAATTAAATGCTTCAATAATTCCGGTAGTTGAAGTTCCATTTGGAATTACACCGACCCTTGTTTGTGAATTTGTATTACTGTTTTGAAACAAAACACGATTAGCAATCGTCGCATTGCTGAAGTCACCAGTGATGCGATTTCCAGTCCCTGTGAATGTCAAGTTGCCGGAGTCGGTCATAGAAGTAAACGACCCGCTTGCAGGTGTAGTTGCCCCCACTGTGCCGTTGATGTTGATCGACGCTGTGCCGGTCAGGTTAGTCACCGTACCGCTAGAAGGTGTACCGAGTGCGCCGCCCGCTCTTATCGCCGGGAAGCCGCCAGTTGTAGAGCCGTCATGGACAACGACGACATCCTTGTCCGTGTCTACAGTGACCTCTCCTGCTGCACCAGTAAACGAAGCGTGTTGAGTTGTTGTGCCACGACGTAGTTTTAATGTGGTTGCCATGTCTAGTCCTTATGCTATTGAGCCGCAGTCAAGCGTACCGGTTACTTCCAAGTCAGATACAACGCTAACCACTCCGGTTCCACTTGGGTCTAAAGTAATATTTTGATTCGTTCCACCAGACGCCAGCGTCAGTGATGTCGTGCTGGTGATTGAGGTCACAGCAGTCATCGAGGTTATATCGCTGTTAGCCCCGGCATTTGCCTTAGTAGTAATGGTCGCTATGTTGTCAGCCAGCAGTTGTATGTCAGCCGAGTCACCAGCTACTGTCGTCACATCAGCAGAGATGCCTGCTACGGTATTGATGTTGGTAATGTTGGTGCCTACCGTCTGAACTGACGCGATGTTATTTGCGACGACATCAATTTCAGACACGGCTTCATTAAGATCGTTAGCTACTTGAATAATGCTTGCTATGTCTGATGCCGCCGTATTAACTGAGGCGATATTGGTTGCTACTGTAGTTACATCAGCGGATGCGTCAGCCACAGTTGATAGATCAGCCGCATCAATCTGCGCCGCCAAAACAATATCAGCACTAATGCCAGCCAAGGTAGTTATTTCAGTCGAGATCGCTGCGACTGCTTCTATCGTAGGGATATCAGCTTCGACTGTCGCGATATCATCTAGCGCGTTATATACGCCAACGATATAGCCATCGGGTGTGCCAGCAGGTACGCCAGTGGCTGCATCAGAAACGCTGCCCAAGTCATAACTAAAGCCAGATCCACCTAAGTCTGCGCCAACTGTTTGGACATATCCAATGTTGTTATTGATAATAATCAACTCAGGCGGAGTCTCACCCGGAACCGGATCGCCAACAGAGTCGAAGGCAAGAAACTTATTTGCACGATCTGCCTTACGAGGCAAGGTCATGTTGACATCAGTGGGGTCAGTGACAGGTGCTTTCAGGCCACGTTCTGCTGTCTCTGCTACCTGCTGAATAAAGATGGTCTGAGCATCCAACTCATTGTTCAGCGTGTTGGCAAAGAAGTCGCCACCTGTTGTGAAGTCAGTAGTACGCTGAATGCTTTTTGCGCCAACAATAGTAATGTTGTCAGCCGCAGAAGTTACCAAAGTAACAGAGCCGGTACCATTGGCATTGATCGTTACGGTGTAGTCCGTAGTCAGCGTAAGAAGGTCATCGCCCTCATAGACATCAATGTCGGTTTCTGCAAGGATTTCAAACGTGAACGCGTATGGGCCTACACCGCTTGCGGTATAGACCACCCTGCGTGGCACATTTGAGATTGCATAGTCAGCCATAATTCATTGCTCCTTGCAAAATTATATAGTTACTTCCCATACCGGCTATAAAACTTTTTGTTCCTGTCAATCATGGCGCCCAGCTCTGGGAACTCAACCTTCTCGCCATACAGCCCGTATTGGGACATATCTAACTCTGATGAGTCTGGGAGTTCGCCTTGGCCGGTCTCAGGGCTAAAGTCAAAGCCGATCATTCTTAATTTAGCACCGCGACGATATTTCTTGATGACATTATTTACGAAACTTTGTGCGTCGCCAATACCAAATTGACGCCCCTCAGAAAGCCTATACTCCCTTTCTTTTTCCAAAAGGAATGGGATAGCCTTCTCCAGATTCATTGGTGGGCCTTCTGCCGTTGGGACAAACAGGGACGGATCCATCTGTATCTTCTGCCCGTAAAGCTCTTTGTAGCGGTTGTATTGGGTCACAGACAAGGTGACGCCACTCCAGACATCTCTAGGCCGGGACACCCCGTGGTCAATGGAAACCATCGCCTCCATGAACGGGTCGCGCTTGCCTTTCCTAGCCTGAACTGTTGGGATAAAGTTGGCATAGGTTTCCCACATATTGTCTTCGACATACCGGCGGCGGCCAATGTCATCGAGGTCGGCAGGGAGGCCATCTGAGAACACAGGATTACGGGACTTAACGCGGTTGAGCTGCTCATAGAACATACGGATATGCTCTGGGGCATTCATCTGGTCAACCCTTGGGGATCGTACAAGCGGGTCATTCAGGCGCTCGATGTGAGCGATAGCCGTTGCATTACTTGAGCCAACCAGCGGTGTGCCGGTATACAGCACATCCACATACTGCTTGCCGATACGGCGCAAAACATCCCAAACCTTTTCACCACCGTCTTCAACTTTAGCCGACATGATTCCAACAATGTCGCCAAAGGCCGCAGCTTGTGGGTGGTTTTGGAGATAGTTAAGGTTGGAGCCAGCAATAGCCAATGCCAGCTTTGTGTACTCATCTTCGTCTGGCCTCCCAACGTGGAACCGTTGAGCATCAGCTAGGTCAGCGCCTTGAGCAAGGATTGGTGAGAATCCAAAGCGCCCGTAGCTAACAAACGTATAGCCCTCAAAGTCTCCCTTGCCGTCAGTCAATGTTGTCAGTGTAGACAACCGCCTTTTTACTTCTTGGCTAAGTTCGCCGGGCTTAAACACAATAGAGTATTTTTGCCAGCCAAGTGCCTCAAGCGCTTTCCTGTCTTGGATACTAAATGGGCCAGAGCCAGTTATCCGTCCTTCTGTCGCCTTATCCACAGCGACATAACCGGCAGCACTACCAATGGAGAGACGAGCAATCGCTAAGTCGCGTTCTCTGCCGCCAGCATTCCACGCATCCCAAAACTTTGTACTAATCAGATTCCAGCCGGGGGTAGCCGCAGCGGTATGCAAAAAGTCATTAGTTATTGAACGGGAAAATGGGAGAAATGGCTTTAGAAGGCCATGTTGAAAAGCTCTATCTAGCTTCCAATACGCCGCATTAAGTTTAGTTTCCTTGTTAAAGTCTTCGGATGCCGTAGCGATCTTATGCGCCTTTTCCATATTGGCTTGCATAGACGCAGGGCGCTCATCCATAAACGAGGCAACGATCCTTTGGGTTTCAGTCAAAGCTTCATCATGGGTAGAGCCAGAAACTACAAACTTGTCGTATTCTTTTTGCGCTAAATGCCAAGCTTCCTCATGTAACTGCATACGGGAAACGGTCATACCAACAAAGTCATCGGCTGCGCGTAACGCACGGAACGGTACGCTATACATATAACCCATTCCGTTCAACACTTTCCCTGTCCAGCCATTAGTAAAGTCTGGGGTACGAAATAACTCCGTTGTGCTAAATGGCAATCTAACTGGCAAGTCGCTAAAGCCAGCCCCAGATAGGGGAGAAATGGGAGCGTCACCTTTAGCAGATGCCCGGACGGCATAGTCCTTATTAAAAAATACTGGCAGGGTTATATCGACTTCAGTCAGTGGAAGCCTTACTTGAGGCCCACCCTTTGCCATTGTCATCCACGCATCGTAAACACCGTTTCTAAGCCCAGACATTCTGGCTTGAACGTCTGCCATGAAATAGCGTTCAGCTCCAGCATATTCCGATGGAATCATTGGGCTGTTAATTATCTTAAAACCACCAACGCTTGACGCCCTCATTTGTCCAACACCGACAGCTACCATTCTTTCTATCGGCGCACGGGCAGTATTAAGAAGTCCCTGAGTAAGACTGTAAGCATGAGGAGCAATATCAGTCAGCAAGTTAGACTGCCACACGTTAATCCATGTCTCCCGCAGACGCTGACCAAGTCCGGCCTCAAGCAGTTGATTTCTTCCTTTGCGAGTTGGCAGGCTTAAGTAATCATCAGCCAAGCGGAGAAGCGCATCCTCACCACCAGCCTCGTCAAGCAATTGCCTTAACCTCTCAGGAGGCAAAGCGCGTCCATATTGCTTGACATCTTTAAACATATTTAATGCTCGGCCAACATCAACTTGAACGCCCTTCATTTGCTGAAGGATTAAGTTGTTGTAAGCCATTTGCTGACGAAGTTCTAGTTGACCTGCCTGATCTAGCTCACCTCTTTTTAGCTTTGTAAAAA